GTAGCAAGTCTTCGGTAAGTCTTAAGAATAAGAGTTGATCGAACCTTTTCTACCTGGTGACTTCGCCTCATATATTGAGGGATCATCGGATTAACTAGAAACGGTATCAGCTCGATGTCCGCCGGACTGATTCCTTTGATCATAATACCCTGAAAGATACTTCCACATCTATCTCGGTATGCCCGTAAAACGGTCATCAGAGGATGCTTCGCTAACTTTCGTGGGTCTATGTCGCCATCCAGAGCGACCCCTAGGATTCCCATGTCGGGTATATTCATCAACTCGTTCATGTAGAGTCCCCGAGCCTTGTCCTTGATAAACTCAAGTTTGAGCTCATCAAAGCATGAAGCAATGGTAAAGCTATCATGCTCTTCCCACAGATCAGAGGTTATCCCTAACGGGAGTCTCTGAATGGGTGAAGAAACAAGGATCAAAACATCTTTAGAACGTCTATTGTTATAGACTTTCGACAAGATATTCTGGACGGGTTCCCATCGAGAAGGAGATGTGATTATATCCCTTTCTATGGCTAACCTAATAAGGTTTGGGAAGAGAAGATGATTCGTTATCGCCGATTCGACAGCGTCATAAGGCATAGGAGAAATCTCTTTGCCCTTGATAAACAGCCTCTTGGCTATTTCTGCACATGGTTGTGAGAGATCACGACTATGTAAAGATTTAGCTTCAGAGATCTGAATATCATGGTCATCAAGAAATCTCTTATATCTTAATGCCACCGTCTCATCGAAAATAGTTACGTCATCACCGATGATAACATATTCTTTATAGGAAGTTTTACCTTCCATTAAAGCACATGCTTCAACGATGATATGATGTGTAAGAGCAAAGGCAGCCCATGAGCTTAATAAGCCCATAGGTTGTCCTGTTCTATACACAACACTTCGTTTACTATTGACAACGAATTCACGATCTACCATTAGTTTACTCCACAATCTTGCTACTTTTGGTCCATACATCCATGACAGAACTCTCTCCTGGATAAAGATCGGAAATCTATCCGTTGCCGATGTTAGGTCGAAAGACCAAACAACGCCCGGTTTAGACGTCCTTTCTTTAACCACTTGAGAAATCCTGTTATGAGATGATGTTCCATCAGTATCAAGTTTGCGAAGGAGACGATATAGGTCTTTATGGATTGGCTTCAAAGCATCTTGACTGAAGTAGTCACCCATTGCAACAACTCTTGTCTTACAACCTCCCTCAGAAAGAAAACTGAGTTTGGAAGTAATGCAATTGTCGTATGCATTAGGTTCTATCTTCTGTCTCCATGCGATGAAACATTCCATAGAGTCGTATATCTGCTCCTTTCTCTGAGATCTATCTAATCCCTCAATGATATCATCATCAAGGATTGCATCGAAGTCCGGCGCGAAGCCGTTACTAAGTTGCACTTCCCTTTTGAATGATCTCTTTGCGGTCTTAGATATTTCCAGATTGAGCTCTCTAATAGTAGAAAGGATCTCTGTTCCCCGAATTGCGTAATAATCTTTGTCCACGTTTAGTAAGGCAGGTCCGTTTGGACCTTTCTTACTAGTCGTGTACAAAGGTTCATCACGTAATTCAGGTTTCAGGAATCTCTTGTACTTCTTACAAATCTTATCTAGGGATGCTGAGTATGGTTGGAAACTCAATTCAGATGGACCTTTCGCCTCAATCGAACTAGTATCTTCTGAAGCACTCGTGAATATTTGAGTGTACAGTCTTAACACTGTTAAGGCTGCACGCCTCTTATTCATACTGTGTGAACGAAGCCACTTGTCGAATGGGATTAGATCAACTGGTATCTTACCTTTTGATTTACAGAAAGGTATATTACTGTAATCAAGTGATAGGGATAACCTACACCCGATTGTGTAATAGTTCTTTAGTCTGTCACACGTCCATCTTGGACCGTTACTTACTAGATAACGATTCGCAATTTTCGTGTAATGTTTGACCAACTTACTTGTATCGCAAGTGAAAAGCGCGTTGGTAATCGTAATAAACGATTGTCCTACTCGCACCCGGGAAATTTTCATTTCCTTGGATTTTATTTGCATAGTAATTCCTCCATTATGGATTGCTCTCCCGATTACTCGGTGCCTGGATTGGATTTAATTCCATCTAATGCTCGATGGCTACTGACCCCCTAGG